CGAAACTCGTCCATGTAACGCTGCTCCCACAGACGAAGTTCAGCGCGCGGGCAAAACATCAGCGGCGAAAACACAAACGCCGCCTCTCCGTGCTTATCCCAAGACGCCTGGAGATGCGGGTTATCGTGCTGCCCCCTGCGTAACTGCCAGCGGTGCGCCTGCCAACGGTGCGTGAGGTTGACTGACGCCCCTATGTACCGCTTGCTATTTACAGCGTTCACAATTTCGTAAACGCCGGAAATCACGCAAGATACTCGAACGAGGTAACGCCACTGGCGATTTTTACGAGACTAACTTCCGGCGCTAGCGGGTCGGCCGACTCGACAGAAAACATCGCCTTGCCGTCACTGGCCGAGACAGCGATAATATCGTCAGTTCGTAGCGCTTTCGCTGCGTCCGTTGTGCTAAAATACGGATATCCACCAGCGCCAATAGTGACGAGACTATCACTCGTAGAATATGCGTATGCCCGCCGGCCATCGCCAAGCACGCGCTTGAGCACAAGATTCGCCGAATTGAACGCCACAGTTATTCTTTGATTTCGTACGTGTACTGTTTGTTCTGCACGTTCGCAGTAGTTCCGATGGTCACAGCGAACGTGCCCATCTCGCGCACCACCTTGAAACCGTCGGCGGTGTACGGCGGGGATTCCTGCGCCACGGTGTCGGTCACGCTGATGGCCGCATCGTCGGTGTCCAGCGTTACCGTGCCGGCGGCAACGGTCTTCACCGTCGTGCCGTTCGCCATGCCTTCGTACCATTCGTACGTAGTGCGGTCGGTCAAGTTGACCCACTTCACGTAGGTCGGCTTGAAGCCAACGATGAGCACCAGCGCGCCCGGCGTGCCGGCGTCGTCGAAATGACGGCCGATAGCGCGGTTCAGCGCGACGTTGCTTTGAGTCTGAGTTGCGGTGATGGTCATGTCAGTTCCTTTGGGGTGTTTCAGCGGCCGGCGGTTTTACCCACCGGCCTCCGATATTACGCAGTGGCCGCGACTTCGAGGCGGTAGCCCCAAAGATCGTTGAGGATGACCGCGGTCTGAGTCGTTTTCCAGCCCACCGTACCGCGTTGACCCAACGGGTCACCGGCAACCGGCTTCGGGTTGACGACCATCAGGGAGACGGCTGCCTTGCCCTTCAGCGGCACGATGCCGTAGAAGTCTTTGGCGAAGTAGATCACCGGGTAAACGTCGGCCACACCGGCCGTGTTCACCATGGTTGTCGAGGCCGCGCCGCCACCCAGGAAGGGCGTGAACAGCGTCGAGCGCATGTAGCGCACGTCTTCGACCGCGCCGATTTCATTCGGCCAGGAGGTTTGGCCCGAGCCGTACTGCTTGGTCGGGATGAACCCCTGCATATTGCGGATGTCGTTCTCCACGTCCGAGTGCGCGATAGCGATGAACGCCGCTTCGATTGGCTCGGTGCGGAAGTTGCCGTTCGACGACACGATGGACGTGATGTGCTTGCCCCGCTGGCGCTTCAGCGCGCGCGTGGCTTTGCGCTGCGCGGCCAGGGAGATCGGGGTGTTGACGGACGTACGAGCCAGGCCGTTGGCGAAGCCGACGTTGCTGCCGGCCTTGACGACGTTCCAGCGGATCGTCTCGATGGTTTCCGTCCACTGTTGCATGCACAGCGCGCTGTACTCTTTGAGCAGCGGGTCTTCGTGCGTGTCCATGATGAAGTCGGAGAACGGAATGAAGTCACCGTACTGAACGAGGGTGGCTGTCACGTCCGTGATCGTCGGCTTCGTGCCGGTCGGCGTCACGCCCTCAACGAGGGGGGTCGTGGCGAGCGGCAGCATTTCATACCGTCTCCACTTGGCGACTTTGGTCTTGTTGTCGGGGATGACGAAGGTCGCGCCGAGTCTTTCGAGGATCATGTCCTCGTGACCGCGGACCAGCAGCGGGAAGACGGCATACGCCGCGGTACGCGGGGTGATGTCGCCGTAGACTTGAACTTGTGTCATGTCAATTCCTTGTTAAGGTGGGGGTGCTGTGCTTCTCTCTTTGCTTCCTTGCCGTAGCCAGCCCACCTATGGAGCCAAGCAACAACCGCTTGCTGCTGATTCTATTGCTTAAAAGTCGCCCAGGTTGATCCAGGTCAGGGTGATCGTGCCCGTCAACGTCTGCGTCGCGTCGGCGTCAACGTCTGTCGTCGTCGCGTATGCGGTGTTGACATACACCGGGACCGGCGTTGTGTGCCCGTCGAACTGCGCCGGCGCGGCCAGAACGGACTGCACCGCTGTGCCGGCCACGTTGATGGTCGCCGATGACGTGAACGCTGTCGTCGGCCCCATGTCCACCATGGTGCTCGTGAGCGCCACGTTGGAAGCCGCTGCTGAGCCGAGGCCCAGGGCGCCTGTCGAACTGGCGTTCAATGTAGCACCGGGCGCCACCGAACTGGTAGTCTTCTGCGCGAGGTTCGTGATCGCGCCGAGCACCTGGATGCGGCCCTCGGGGAACGTGTAGACCTTCGTGCTTTGGTACTCTGTGCCGTTGATGACGGCTTGTGCCACTTCGTTCAACGTCAGAACCGTTTTGTGAACTCCACCGCCCGCGCTCGACTCGACGGCGGTAACTCCCACGCCGCTCGCCACGCCGACATCACCGGCGCTAAGGCCGAGGAATTTCAGGAAGAGGTCTTTCACGGCCAGGTCTACGTTCGCTGCTTGAACGTCCAAAAGGTTGAGCGACATGAGATTATCCTTGGCCTTGTAGGTTGAATGGGGTCATACAACTAGTATACCCCATCTTTTTAGCCCGTGTCTACTTCTCTACTTCTGTGCCGCAACTTGCTCTGCCCAGGCCGCCTCGAAATCGTTGGGGTCCGGAGTGCCCTTGGTGGGGGCAGCGGCGCTGCGACGCGTCGTTACTGGCGCGAGGTTCGCTGCATCTGTCGGAGCCGGCTTGGGCGCAGGCGCTGCCGCCGGGGCCGGTGCCGATGCCGCCACCGTGATACCAGCCGACTTCTTGTAGTCAGCGACGAGCGCGGACACATCGGCCGTGGTGCCCTGATCATAGACCTGCTGCAGCGCCGGCTGCAGATACGTCGGTTGCGTCTTGATCCAGGCGGGTACGGCGGTGATCACCGCGTCGTAGTCCGGGTGCGCCGTGTGCAGCGCGGCAAAGTGCCGCTCAGCCGACTCGTGCACCGTCGTGGCTTCCACCGACGCTAGTCTCGGGTCCATGTGGCCGATGACGGCCTTGACGGCCTCATGCACGCGCGAGTTAATGTCGCGGTCCACCGACTTCAAGCGGGCCTCGACCGCAGCGTACTCGTTCGGGAAATCCTTGGCGAACTGCGCCAGGGCGGCTTTCTCGGCGTCGGTCGGCGCGTACGGCTTGATCGTTTCCTCGAACGCCTCGCGGGCCGCCTTAGCTTCGGGCGTTTCCGGAGCTGGCGCTGGCGCGGGTGCCGGGGCCGCAGCGGCGGGGGCCGGTGCGGATGCCGGCGCCGCAGCGGCGGGGGCCGGTGCGGGTGTTGCAACGGGTGCAGCCGCAGGTGCCGGGGCCGCCACTACGGGCGCTACAACGGGGGCAGGCCCTGCCGCCGGGTCAGGCACGACCGGAACCGCAGCCGCCGGGGCAGGCGCAGCCACAACGGGTGCTGGTTCTGCCTCCTTTTCGGCCGCCGCTGCCACTTCGGCGAAGGCGGTGTCAAAGTCGTCCACTACTACAGCGGCAGGAGCCGCGGGTGCCGCAGGCGCGGCGGGTACAACAACAGGTGCTTCGGTCATGATACGTGACTCCTCTCATTTTTGATGGCTGGTCCGTGCTCAATCAGCTTGATCAAGCGCATCACCAGTTTCGATTCGCCCTGCAACGCGGACAGTTCATCGCCCACGATGTTGGGCCAGTTGGTATTGATCTCGTCGCGGCGCATGTACAGCCAGTCGCGCAGCGCTCCTAGTCCGGCCTCGTGGCGGCTCGCATGCACCGCCACTTCCGTGTTGTATCTCTCCTCCTTGGAAATCACCTGGCTGCCCCCCTCGGTTTGTTAGCGGCGATCAACGCCGCGCCGGCTTTAACATGCTCGGCCACGACGCGCGACTGTTCGGCACTCGCTTTCTGTCCGGCCTCCAGGCCCTTGATGATCGTCTCGAACACGTCCACTCCGATGGAGGAGTCGGCAGCCCGCGCCAGCGCCGCGTTCTTGAACGCGGTGGACAGCGCCTCTTCGACCTGCGCCCGCACCAACTCGGCCTGATCCTGGACTTGCTGCTCCTGCGCCTTCTGCACGCGGTCGATGTTCTGATTGGCCGTGTCTTCGTCTTCCATCAACTCGTCCAGAGGGAGATCGTTCACCTTCATGCGCGCCTTCAGCATGGCGCGGGTCTTCAGGTGGGGCATCTCGTCCGGCGTGATGCTGGCCCGGAACTCGTTCAGGTTGGTGGACAGCACTTCCTTGGCGATCAGGCTCGTGGACCCGCGCGCGATGATGTTGTGGTCGCCGTCGCGGGACGGGTTCGGGTCGTACTTCTGGTTCCACGCGACGAGCGCGGAGATGGCCGAGATCGTGAACGAGTCGTAGTTCCGCACGGTGTCGCGGATCGGGAGCGCGGCCGCGCCCAGGAACATACTGGCGTTCTTGGACGTGCGCAGCGCCTCACTGCCGCCGCCGGAGACATCGCCCACTGACGGCGCGGGCAGGCCGGATTCCTTCTCGGCGAACCCCATGAACATGCCGATCAGCGCCTGCAGTTCTGTCAGGTGGCTATCGACGTTGATGTTACGCACGGCGGGGAGGCTGGCCGCTTGGCCCTCGCCTTCCCGGTACCATGTCTTGTGCTTCTTGATCACGGTGTCCTGCCCCGGCGTGAGCAGATCCATGTTCACTTCCACCATTGGGCCGATGACGCTCATGTTGTCGAGCGCCGCGCGGGCCGTCTCGCAGATGGACAACTGCGAGTCACGGAGCACGTCGCACTGGCCGTTGCCAAGGATCGAAAGGTCATCGTCCTCGAAGATGAAATAGTGGTGATGCTTGATCGTGCTGCCGAACGGGGCCAGCTTCAGCTTGATCACGCAGTTGTCCAGCATCCAGGCGTTCGCGTGGAACGTGCTGCCCACCTTGTCGTCGGCGATGTCAATGCCGGCGGCCTTCAGATCGTGCCCGCTCACCGCGCCCCAATACGACAGGGCCTCGAACTTGCGCGACTCTCTCGTGGCGACGGGGGCGGTAGCCGACTTCGGCTCGCCCTTGATGACGCTCTCCCACCACTGCGCCTTGTAGTTGCCGGTGGGGTGGTCGCGGAGATACTTCATCACGCGCTCGGACAAGAAGTCCGGCCGCTGCGCCAACGCCTCGACTTCGGAGCGCATCATGATGTGGCGGTCGAACGTGCCATCCTGCTTGTTCACGGAGGTGGCCGTCAGGTCCACGTAGTGATCCCACGGTGAGAGGTACTCGAACAGCGGCTTGAACTTGTCGAACGTCACCGCTTCGTACTTCCCGGTGTACGGGTTCTGCTGCCACTTGCGCGCCTGCACCTTCTCGTGCAGCGGGCCGACCGCGATGCCGCAGTTGTAAGTCACCGCGGCCTTCACAACCTTGCGAGCGAGCGTGACGAACTCCATCTCTTCGAGATCGTCCTGAACCTTGATCTCCATGCGTTCGGCTTTGCCGGAGGCGAACTCGGTGATGGCCTTCTCAATCTCCACATCGTCCAGGCGCACCTGCGCCGGATCGCCGCCCTGTGCCTTCATCGCCACGAGGGCGTCGAGCACCTGCTGTAACTGATCCTGCGACAGGTCGGGCAGCGGCGACGGCTTGATGCCGTAGTTCTTCTCGGTGGCCGGCCACAGCATCTGCATCAGGCGAGCAATCGTGCCGCGGACCATCCACTGCGTCACGCCAGGGTACGCCTTCGAGCGGTCGGACGGGATGTTGGCCAGGATCTCCGGGTCGTAAATCTTGCGGACCTGCCGCAGGTTGCGGAGCCAGCGCTCCTCGATCATCTTGCGGTCGGTGACGTAAACGCCCCAGTTGCGGAAGAGGGTCGTGCCGAGTTCGTCGAGTTTCGCTTCGTCGATGACTGGGGGTTGTGTGTCGAGCGTCATAGCTATACTCCGGTTGGCATGTCCGGCCAATGCCGGTTGCCCTTGCTGATGTTCTTTGTTGCAGGAATGGCCTCTAAATTATACTCCACATGGAGGCCACTGACAATTTTGCTACGCAGCGGCACGATATGATCGACGTGGTACTTAACGCCCGTTTCTTTCGTTAGCCTAGCCGCCAGTTGGTACACTTTAGCTATGCGCTCGGGATTGGCCCAGGCGGGGGTGGCATGAAGCACGCTAGCCACTCTGCGCGCCGTCTTGGCATTTGCTACGCCTCGATGCGTGCGTGTCCACTTAGATTCTGCTCGCCGGCCTGAAATTCTGCTCGTAACAGGGTTTTCTCTGCGCCAGCGCGCATGATATTCCGCGCCTTTTGCCGCGTTTTCTGCCCGCCATTTGCGCAGGTACGCCGCCACTTTATTTTTGTTGCGGGCCGCCCATTCCCTGCCTTTTATGTCCTGGCACGATTTGCAGCAGCCGGATACGCCTTGCGCACCACCGGCCTTACGATAAAAGTCGTACAGTGTTTTTTCTGCGCCGCATTGGTTACAAGTTTTCATGTGCGCGGGGTGTTATAGGGGCTGGGTTGCGGGGGCTGCTGCGGCTGTAGATTGCGCTCTTTCAGTTCTGCTTTTCTTCGCCCGCCACGTTCGTAGTACATGTCCGCGTAAGAATTTGCATCGCCAATATGAGACGCGTCGTTCTTCTCGACTTCAGTGGACGGCCTCCCATCTTTGAATTTTTTGAATCTGAAGTGGCCGCTGAGCGCCGCGATCAGTTCAATGCAGCACGGATCAATCTGATACGCTGGCATGCCTCTATCCACCAGCATGGAAAGAAAGTGATCCGTCGCTCCCTGACGATGTACAGGACTGTTGCTCCAAGCTAGTTTAACTTTACCTAGGCCCTTGCGCTTGTAGCGACGAAAAATGTCAGCACACGATGTCTCATCGGCCTGCGAGCCAGTATCACCCGTCGGGTCGCCGGTCACCATGATGTCCTGGCACTCATTATACTTGTTGCGCAGAAGCGGCAGCAGCCGCGTCTCAATGGCGCGCTCAATCCCCATGCCCTCTGTTGTGATTGAGTCGAACGTCAGCACGCGACCAAATGCATCCTGCTGCTTTAGCACCATAGCGGGTGTGAGGCCGAAGTCTGCGGCGATCAGCAATAGGTTTTCCTTGCTCGGCACTAGCGCACCCTTGGCGATATGCATCGCGCGGTTGAACATTGGGTGAACTGGCTTGCCGCCCCTTGACTGGCCATATTCACATAAAACGTAGGTGCGAATATAGTCTTCCGTCTTGTTCGTGATCAGCGCTCGGTAGTAGCCGCCCGGCAGGTTGGCCAGGTTCTCGGCGAGCGGGTTGTCTATAAACGTGCCGTCCACGTTGCGGATCATCGCGGCGGGCTGGACGAACTTCTCCCACCCGTTCGGCTTCGGCGTCTTGCCATCCTCCGGGTCGAGTCCCTCCAGCATGTTGTGCCAGTACGAACCCTCGTCTGGCATGTTCGAGTCGCCCCACATCCCGATCCACGTCGGGCCGCCGTCCACCATCCGCGGGTGTCGCCCGAGACGACCGTCGATGCCCTCCACGATCTCGCGGCGGATGTCGCGGAACTCGTTCAGATACGCTCCCGTCAATTCGAGCGACAGCAGGTTCGATACGTCCTTCTCGTCGTCGAGCGCGCGGAAGATTACCTCGCAGTCCATCTCGTCTTTCTTGATGTGGTACGTCTTCGTCAGACCGTGATACTCTCCGAGCGAGCCGTTGGGAAACCACGAGAACCACGTCTTCATCGTCGTGTCGCGCAACTGCGGCATGGTGTTCCGCACGACCGCGATCCGCGATTTACGTCGGCCATCGAGCGGCGAGCCGCGCTGTTGGGCGGCCCGGCGCGGGATCTCCAACTGCGATCCCACCGACTTGCCCGAGCCGAACGGCCCGAGTATCCAGCGGTAGCGCGCGTTGCTCTGCATGTAGCGCGACACGGTTGGCGACAGATTGACGGATAGTTCCATCAGCCCTGACCTTCTCCGGGGGCTGTTCCCCAGGAGGTATGGATGTTCGGCCCGCACGGGCACTGCGCCACGAACGGCGCGTTGCCGCGGCCACACTTCGGGCACTGCCAGCCCATGTGGGGGGCGAAGGGGTACAGCGGCGTGGTGGGGTAGCAGTTGTTGCAGCCGCCGTAGTAGTTGCACATAGCGCAGGTCATCACGGCCTCAGTAGCGCGCTGCGCGCTTCGTCGAGTGTAGCCATGTTGCCATATAATTCCCCCGATAGACGTTTCGCCACAGCTTCGAGATATGGCCCGCGCTGCTCAAGCCGGCACCACTTGGAGTAGACCAGCCACTCGGCCCGATGCGCCACGCGCTCCTCCTCGAAGCGGAAGTCGGCGTCGGCGAGATAGTTGTCCCACCAGTCTTCGACGCCCAACTCTAACTGGCGCTCGCCGTGCACGGCCTCGTGCGCGAGCAGTTCGCGCGGGATGTCCACGCCACAGGGGTTGTAAATCTTGTCGCCGTAGGAGAACAGCACCGGCTTGCCCTTGATGTTGAACGCTGCGTCGCAGCGGTCGTACACGGGCGGCTTCTCCACGACGACGATCTGTTTCATGTCCTCAGTCCGAAGTATACGCTCTCGCAGCCGAGCAGGAAGTTGTGGCGTTCCACGCTGCCCATGGGGTACGGGCAGAACGTGAACCCCTGCGGGTGCGCGCGGTCAGTCATGTGCGTGCCCAGGAGCGCACGGTCGATGCCCTCTTGCACGATGGCCGGCACGTCGAGCATGATGATGTCACTCACGCGTCCACCGCCATCGTCGCAGCAGCGAAGCACAGGCCAGCGAGATCGCTAGGCTTGATCGTGCCGCCATGGCAGTCCATGATGATGTCTTTCTCGCCGTCCAGGATCAGCACGACGTACTTCGCCTTGGGGTCAACCTTCTCCCACAGGGCGATAGTCTCGCGCGCCTCGTCCCACTTGGACTTGACGGTCGGCGTTCGAGTGGCGCGGTACAGGCCAGATGAAGGCGGGGTGTCGTAGAAACTGTCGCTCACTTTTTCCTCACCGCGCCGTAGCCCTTCTTGCCCCCACCGCCGCCCGCGCGCCGCTGCGTGCTGAGCGCTATGGCGATGGCCTGCTTCTGCGGCCGGCCCGATGCCATCTCGCGCTTGATGTTCTCGCCGACGGCCGCTTTGGATTTAGATTTGATCAGTGGCATGGTACTACTCCTTGATTTGTATGCACTCGAAGTGTTGCCGCTCCATGATGCCCATGAAACCGGATACTGCCGCGGCCTCGCAGATCGCCTGCGTGGGGAACGGGATGAACCGGAACACGTCTTCCGTTTGCTCAACTACGTTGGAGAAAATACTCACAGTCGTGACCAGTACCAGCACCCAACTCATGACCCCACCGTCCTGCGGCACTCGAAGTGCTGCCCCGGCGTGATGTCCCACCTGTGCTGGAGTGCCGCAGCCTCGCAGTCTTCCTGCGAGCCGTACTGCCCGTAGTCTTTCACGAGCGGGTCGGAGCAACTCATGAGTGTCACGATGACCAGCGTCCACGGCATAATCATGCAGACTCCTTCGGCGCGTCGTGCGCCAGGTCGAGCAGGTGCGGCTGCTTGAGGAACGCCTCCAGCGCCGCGCGCCCCACGCTCGCGTCGAAGTCGGCGGTGATCACGGCCTCGTGCGTCAGCTTCACCTTGCGGCTGGCCGCGCGCTCGTAGCGGCGCACGCTGCCCGCCTGCGTGTCGATGGCGAGGAGAGCGATCACTTCGACCCCTCGGTTATCACTACGCGCGAGCCTGGGTACACGTAGAACTCGCCCTCGCTGGTATGCCCTGCCTCCACGATCTCGGTCTTGTGGACGACGCGATTGTCCTCGCTCGTCACTTCCACCTTGACCGGCAGCGGCCCATAGTTGATCACTTGAATATGGGTCGTCATGGCCTACTCCCCGTCGTCCGTGCTGTGGCCTATACATGCGGCTACGATAGCCACGCCAGCCACGAACAGCAGCACGGCTGCCGCGATGATGATGTAGTCGAGGATCATTGCTCGTTCTCCAGTGTGAGTGTCTCTCGGCCGGCGATGATCTTCTCCGGTGCCTGTCCAGCGAACGTCAGGTTCAAGGTGAACCCTGCGCCCACCTGCTGCGTATCCTTCGGGCTGGGTTCATGACCGGCGACCTTCGCCGACCACTTGATCAGGTCCGCGCGCACCGCCGCGCTCTGCAGCGGGTCGGTAGCGATGTCGAACGCGGTGGGCAGCAACTCCTCGGCGATGGCCTTGGCCTTCTGCCGGAAGCTGAGCCCGTTCTCACGGATCTCCACGCCGATGCGGCCGAGCAGCGTGGTGAACGCGGGCGACTCCATCAGCTCCGCAGCCCCCGCGGCGTCGTACCCGTAGCGCGCGAACACGTCCTCGGTCGAGTCCATCTTGAGCGCCAACTCACACGCCAGGCGCTCGTGGTTCGTGCGGTAGAGCGCCGGGATCTCCGTCAGGCGTTCCTTCTGCCGCTGATCTGCGTAGTTGATCGGCGACTCTTCGCCGGTCTTCTCGGGCAGGTGCTCGGTCACAGCGATATCCTCGGGGTGGTGTCTTCCACGTACTGGGAGTGGTAGTCGTAGCCCATCTGCTCGGGCGCCGGCAGCTTCGTGACCACCACGTTGAAGCGTGGCGCCGGCCTCCACACCGTCAACCGCTCCGGCAGGTCCGGGTGCGACACGTAGAGCACCAGCTCGTCGCGCATGTCGTCCCACTCTGCGCCCGAGACGGTCGTGCCCTCGGGCAGGTGCAGCTCCTTCACGAGGTAGCGCGGGTTGACCCGCACTGCGGCACGCGCGTCAGGCTGGCTCATCGCGGCTCCGCGTTGAAGAACAGATGCTCAACTGCTACGAACCCCAGGTGGGGATGTGCCGCGATCCACGCATCGCATTCCGACTTGGTATCGAACCAGCGCGCCCTCCAAGGATCGCGCGTGATCGGATGCGTGGTCGCGTACACCACCTGCCCCCCCAACTCGGGCCAGTCCCGGTTCGCGTAGGCCCCGCCGCTGCCGGGCAACTCCGGTAGCCAGTGGGTCACGCTGTCCCCCTCGATTGAGTCCATACCTCTAGCGTCGCACGTTTGGATCGGCCTGTCAAGTAAGTGAGGTAATTGACAGAAAGGGGTGATGGCCGCAAGAGTCTGGTGCTTATGGGCGCAAGATTATACTGTCGGGTGTCAAGCGGTTTACAGATTCGGTTTTTGGCCCTGTGGCACACGGGGTGGGGAGACTTCGCGGCGGGGGTCGAAACCGTCCCCCCATTCGACCTCCCGACGTGCGACTTGCCCGACAAGCATGCTTGCCTGTGTCGGGTCGCCTGACGTGACGCGTGCCGCGTTGAGCGTTCGGCGTGACGCGTGCCGCGTTGAGCGTTCGGCGTGACGCGTGCCACGTCGAGCGTTCGGCGTGACGCGTGCCGCGTTGAGCATGAGGCGTGACGCGTGCCACGTTGAGCGTCCGGCGGGAGGCGTGGCACAGTGAGGCAGGCAGGCTGCCTCACGTGTGACGTGGGGCATCTCACGATGTGAAACGCATGCTAGCTATGAGGCGCACTATGATGCAAGGTTCAAACGTCAAGCACTTGGCGCTGCAAGCCATTGATTAGATTGACTAGACCAGAGGTAGACCAATGAAAATGCGAAATGGTCTAGCGTCAGGTGTCTGATATCCATAGAGAAAAGTCGTCAGGAAGACCAGGTAGACTAGATAGACTAATAAAAAAGTTGAGCGGCGATTTATCTCGCCCTTACACTTAATTGGTTAAAATTAGGCGCTGGGGGCGTTTAGTGTTTAAGTGTAAGGGCAATAAAAGGGCGCGGGCTCTCTGGGCGACTAGTCTTCCTGGTCTAGTTGTTTATAATCAATGCATTAAAGCGTGTTTTCTGGTCTAGCTCATTGGTCTAGTGGTCTAGTTATACTGCCCGACGCTCGACGTTTAGCGTTAAATCCGCGTTATAACCCGATTTTAACTACTCCACGTGCTATGCTTAAGGGTATCTACACTTAATCTCTTGGGGGGTCACCATGAAGTGTTTACTCTGTCCGATAGAAGTATACGAGTTCCGTGAACCTAACTTATGCGATACGCATCTGAAAGAGGATATCAGGCGCAGGCGCAATGTGCACGGGAAGCGCTGCCCGTCATGCTACGCGCATAAGCCGGTGATCGAGTATGACCGCAACGCTCGGCAATGGGATGGCCTGCAGAGCTACTGCCGCGCCTGCAATGGCCTGAGGCGCACGCTCGACCTCTCGACGTGGCACACCGTACGCGACGCGCTGCGCAAGGCCAACGCTGACAAGGTCTGACGCCCGACGTGCGATAGTACCTGTACAGCAGGGAACCATCGGGTAGGATAGCGGCCTGAGTCAGTAGCACGGGCAGCGCATCACCGGGTAACGGTGCGCAGTATCCAAGGAGCGGGCAGCATGATCGTCTACACCAAACAGACCTTTCCCGACGGACACGTGTGGTATACCAGTTCCATGCTGGTGAAAGCCACGCCCGAGAGGCAGGTAGCCTACATTCAACGGCAGGCCGACAAGCGCGGCATCCAGTGCCACTACGAGTTAATCACTGAGGCGCAGTATCGCGCCAAGGGACAATCATGACCGCGAAAATCTACTACTTCCACGGCGCGACTGGCGCGATCAATCCGCACCGGGCCGGGCATGCGCCTGGCTCGACGTTTGACCGCTTGATGGCCGACAGCGCGCCGACTGAGTACCTGGCGCAGATCGACGCGCTGGCGGACACTATCAACATGCGCGCCATCGTGGCGCGCGACGTGCCGGGGGACGGTGTGCAGGCATGGTCGAAGGGCGCGCTGTACCCTGCCATCATTGCGGTGGTCGAGCACTACAGCGACCTACCCGCGGCCGAGTACACGAGCTATGAGTTAACTTTCCAAGGGCACAGCGAGGAGTACGCTACCTGGGAGGATGCCGAGATGGTAGCGCGGGCGCTGATCAGCCGGCCCGACGTGGCAGCTCAGTGGGGGATTCAATCATGAGCCACCGCAACGACGAGCACGGCGGCATTTTCCTCGATAGTGAGGAGTGCCACATTGTCGAGGGCGCGCTACGCGCTGCCGCAGCGCTCTACAGCGAGCATGCGGTAGCCTGCACGGCGGCCGGCCAGTCGCGCTTAGCTGAGCAGTTTGAGCGTCAGCGGGACGACGCGCTACGGCTCGCTGAGCAGATCGAGAATGTGTCATGAAAAAGCTTATTTTTCCTGCCGTCCTAGCGCAAGGGACATAACATGCTCCTAGATATTCTCTGGATTTTTAGCCTCGGCGTTGTTATTGGTCTTTGCATTCCCTATTTTGACCCTATGGCCAACCAGATTGTTTTCGGCGGCCTTCACGCTCTTTATTTATTGAGGAAAAGGCAATCATGAAGCCCGGTAAGCATGGATTCTACCCGCTGGCAGTCGCACTTCTTTTTGCTTCGACCGCTGCGCTAGCCCAAACGGCGGAGCAGTACGCAAGCGCAGTAGCACGGGCTGACGCCGACAGGCTGGAACTTCGGCGTATTGAGTCCGTGAATGCTCGGCCCAGTGAACGCGCTACAGCTATGCGCCTTTACGAATTGGAATTGCAAAGGCAGAATCCGAACGTGCGCTTTTCCGCACCAGCGGCAGCGCCCGCACCAGCAGCGCAGCCGCAGAGCCGCCCCGTGTTCATAACCTGCAACAGTCAGTACGGCTACACTTTCTGCAGCGGCAGATCATGAACCTAACCAAGGAACAGCTACAGCAGCATACCGCAGCGCGCAAGGCGCTAGAAGCTTGCGGAGTGTTCGGCGCCGTGGTCGAAGCATGCAAGCCGGCCGAAGTCATGCCGCAAACGCAGGGGGCAGTCATGAGCGACGAGCGCGTCTATTTCAAAATCACCATGCCCGACGGCGCCGTGTGGTACGCTTCGGGCATGCTGCACAAACCCGGTGCGCTGCATAGCTCGCCCGAGCTAGCGTTGGCGCGCGTGCGCTGCGCGCAAGCCAAGCGTAACCCTGGCGTGCGCTACGAGCTAGCTAGCGTCGAGGATTATAACGCGTACAAGGCGGGCATCCTGCCCGCGCACGTACTGATGGAGCAGGCGCGCATCACCGCGCGACTGGCTGACATGGAGCGCGCCGACGTGGAGCACGCGCGCGACTATCTACCGCTGGATGACACGGGGGCAGCGTCATGAGAAAATTTCAGGTCGAGATTGTGAATCAACAGGGTGAACGCTGGACGCGCACACTCAGCGCGGGCGATATCCTCGCTGCAGATCTGCGCGACTTCGTGCGCAGCGATGCGCAGGGGGCAGGGGGCATAGCCTCCGACGTGCTAGCCTACATGCGCCACAACGCGACGCGGGGGCGGTCATGATGTATCTGGAGCGCGCTGCGCTGGTCGCGGTCATAGTGGTACTGGCTGCCGGCCTGTTGGCGCGGGCAGTCTATTGGCTGGTGATCGCGCTACTTTTCGGGAGAGTGTAATGTTCAATTTCAATCAGACTACGCTGACGCCAGCACAGGGACGCGTGCTCTACCATCAAGAAAGGCTATTTCGTAGCACAGGCGGCAGCGGGCTACTCGCGCATCAAAAGTATCTGCGGCTGTGCACGGCGGCCGGCCTGGGGTCCGACGTAGGCTCATACGGTCGCTTGCAGTGCATCCGTGCGTTGCAGTTGATCGAGCGCGCGGCAAGGGACGTACACCTGCACCTGTTCCGTGACATCTCTACTCAATGGGGGTCATTGTGAAAACCGTTCTATGCATTGGCTTGAACGTCGGCAACGCTGAGCCCGCGCTGCAACTGAATCGTACGCTGCACTATCTGAAAAACGCGGGCATCGTGCACGCGCTGCAAATCGGCGCGGGCGCATGGGGCGATTGTGGCGAGCGCATGCTGCAGGTTAGCATCACGCGCGACCTATCTATCTTTCCTACCGCTGCCGGTCTAGCGGCGCACCTAGCGGCCGTGCTCAGGCAGGATTGCGTATCTATCCTTGAGGGTACGCGCTGGTATCTCGTGGACGCGCACGGCGTGCAGTCGGCCGGCGGTACTATCAACGATTTTCCGCTACTGCCGGACGTGGACCCTACTGAATTGCCCGAAGTTGTGCGGGCAGCGCAGCATGGAGGCAGCCATGACTAACGCTCAGCGGGCAGCCCGCGACGCGCGCGACGCGCGCGACGTGAAGCGCTACGCAGCCAATATACTGGCGATGTACCTGGACGCGGATGACGCGACGCGCGCGGCTGGCGCGGTATGGTACGCGCTGGAGCGGGAGCGCTGCTCGGACCACGGGAAGCGCTACGGCCTCACCCTCGACGCGGTAGCAGGCGCAGCTAGCGCCATATCACCGGGGCTGCGCTGGGAGCATGCGCTGAGCTACGTCAACGCGCTGCAATTCAATCCGCGCGCGGCCGTGCCCACGTATAACAAGCTGTTTGTCCGGCGCGCTGTGGCAATCCTCAAGGGCGCACGGCCCGAGGACGTGCTCGGGGGCCTCAAGGTGCGCGCGTTCTACGGGCTGCTATCCGGGCATGACCTGGACGCAGTAGTGATTGACGGGCACGCCTGGAACATAGCGCGCGGTGAATTTGAAGTTTTCCGCAAACGCCCCGATTATAAACCCTCGGCGGGCATGGAAGTAACCAAAAAGCGCTACCGGCTGGCGACGCTGGCCTACAGGGAGATTGCAGACCTGATGGGCGAACCGGCGCACAGCGTGCAGGCTGCCACGTGGATACACTGGCGCAATATCACAACGCGCAAGGCCCGCGCGGCGGTGGCTGCAGCATAGAATCCTAACCCGTGCGCCCGAGGGGGGCGCATCACTTAGGGTTTTAGAGTACGGGCAGCGCGCGACCGCTACCGCGCGCAGTATGGGAGCATGATCTAATGGCTGCATCGCACAAGGACCGCGTGGAATTTATCACGCTTTTCAGGGACGAGTATCCCGAGCGCTCGCGCGAGGATTGCATCAAGGCGGCGGGGAAGTTGTTGCGGCTGGCTGCTACGCATGGCCGGCTGGCCGTGGACGAGTGTAACGGCCCGGCGTGGACCCCGGCCCGGACCGCCGATGAGAGCCTATGGCGGTGGACGTGGGATACTTGGCTGGCCCGCCGGACGCGCGACACCGAACAAAAGATTACGCGGCTGTGCGCGGAGTGGGGGCTGCCGGTGTTGCTCGGCGGTGATCCGCGCGGGTATACTGTCAAAGTGAAATTTTCCAGCGGGTTATACAACACGCTCGGCGGCAAGAGCGAGGGATACGGGGTACCACAATGATGAAGCTACGCAGGGACAAGACACCGGGCGCGCATGCTGTGAGCGTGCTGTGCGGCGGCGAGAATCATTACGAGACTGATCCGCGAGTCTTTGGCCGTACTCGCATGTTCACGCTCGCTGATGGGTCGCTCGACCCAAAGGGGCCGGCCTTCCAGGCGTACTACTGCCCGCACTGCACCGCCAAGTTGTTGGCGGACGGCGCGGCCGTGATCGAGGGGGAGTATCGCTCGGAGCACGGCGGGAGCACAAAATTTTTTCCGGCTGAGGGGTCAGCATGAGAGGGCTACTTCTCGCGGCGTTTTTCACCGCCCTATGCTCTATAGGCTACGTCACACTGGGGCAGGTGCTCCTGCTGTACTGCGGGTCGCCCACCATCACTACACCGTACGAGTGGGGGCGGCCATGAGGCGCGCTTTCTATGCGGTGCGGCTCGACCGCACGGGCAAGGAACCGCTAGGCAGCGGCGGCAAAATGATCATGCGCGACCTGAAAACCGAGCGCGGCGCCCGCCAGCGCGTGCTCGCCCGCAAGTGGGGGACGTGGCGGCTGTATTCCTTCATCGATTTTTACGACGATGGCCAGTCGTGGCGGCTGATCGAGACGATTGCGCTCGGCGCACCGAAGGGGTTATACTTGGACCCGGAAACGGGCGCTACCATGTGGGGGCCACTATGAGACAGTATCGAACGAGCAACGCATCGACCGCCGTAGTTACGGCGCTCGTCCTGTTCACCATGGCCGCGTACTTCGGGCTGTGCATATTCGCAATTTTCTGGAGCTAAACATGAGCTATCAACCTAAGACTGGCGAAGCATGCTTTTGCCGGCGCGGTGTGGAGCGCGACATGATTTATCGCGGCTGGTCCCTGGGCTTCAACCCACGCCGGCCGGTCACCGGCACCTGGAAAGCTACGCGCGACGGCGTGACGCTGTGCGCCGCGAGTCAAACGGCGCTGCAGACCACGGTTGACAATCACATACGTGACCGGGCGGTATGGATAGCAGGGCGCAAAACATGACGCCCAACGAGCGACTCGGCGCCATCATGGCCGCGCCATCGGGCAGCGTGGGCGTGTTCAATATCATGCGCGGCTGTTGGGATGTCCAGGTCGATGCCATAGTCGTGGGCGTGGCGCTCGTGGCGCTGGCTGTGGTGATCTACCTGTGGACGGCCCATAGCTCACGCTAGCGCCGCAGAAACGTACCGTGGGGCTACGGCGGGGCGCTCGTGGGGCACGCGGTGAAAGTGCGAAAAGCGGCTGTGCTATAATCTTCTTTTTGGGGGGAAGTCATGAACCAATTCGTAGTCTATCAAGACATGCGCTGGC